GCAAAAGATAATTTTTCGTATGCTCATAGCGTTTTTAAAATGAGTCAGGAATCGAATTAATCGCCACTAACGAACCGCCCATTTTGGTGAGTTGAGCGGCTCATTCTTTTGCGCCAAATAATGCGGGTTAGTGTGAGTAATTATTAGAAGTGCTTTTAAAATATCAGTATTCGAACTAAGTATACAACCCGTATGAACACTTATCTGTAATAGGCCCTGTTGGTGTTCGTTAGTTAAATATAATTAAATCGACAACTTAAAAGTAAGCGGGCATTGGAAATGCCATCAAAGGAAGCGGAAGCTGTCGCGTCTGGTGATGCAGGAAGCCCGAGAATCGGTAACAGTGGGCTGGTTGAATATATCGCCGCACGAAAGCCTCATTAGTCTGAGAGTAAACGCCACTGCAACAGCAAAAGAAAAGGTCAGCGGGTCATTGGTTCGTGAGCGCTCCACAAATTGAGGAACGAGGGTCGGTTCAACACCGATTTTTTATGCCTAAAATTCAGCCAAGCTGTAACGCCGCGCGATTTTTGGCGAAGTTTTGCGCGATTTTTGGCGTTAATATTTCTCAAAAAATACGGCGGTTTCCGTTAATAACGGCTATCAATTAACGCCCTTATCAAAGGCGTAGAAATGCTACCAAACTGGGATCGAAACTTTAACACCACCCAAGAAAATACTCAGATCATAAAGACATAAAAAGTCGAATTTGTGTGCATTAGGGAAACCCACTGAGTCAAGGGATCGCCTCGCTGCAAAAGCGCCTGACCGGCTCGTCCTTAATAACAGGCAGAACGACCGAGGTTAAACCGCGTACATCACAAGGTTCACCGCTATGATCGACAAACCACCGCCCCGACCTAACTGCATCGAAACACAGAACATTCAGTGCGTCCTGACGCCGAGCGCGATATTTAGGCCGTAAAAAATGCGATATTTGCCAAGAAACCAAATATCGCATTATGTAAGTAATTATCAGTAAAAGAAATAAGTCGCCGTCACCAAACAATTAACCCAATTGAACTAGGATCGGAACCCGCAATCTCAGTCAGCTTTTGCTCATACTTTTCCTGCTGGGTTTTAACATGGCCTAACACCGCCTTTCCTACAGACCAGATCTGTAGTTTAGTATGAATACGTCTAGCCCAAACGCCTTCTACATCCGCGCACCAGAATTTATATTCGTCACCGCTATCAGGTAATAACGATTCAGTAACCAGTCCATTCAGATTATGCTGGTCATCACGAGTAGTAGGATAGAAATGAGGCTGACCAAGCGCCTCATGAGTAATGCCCGATATAACAGCTATTCCAACTGCCTCTTTAATTTCTGCCGTTTTGTCGAGTTGATTTTTAGCAAACAATTCAGAAACAGTAACCACAGGATACATAGCTGGAGTCGAGAACACCACACCATCATAGTTATCACCGATATTAGCATGATCAGTCTCTACATAATTTGCTAATAATTCTTCAGCCATAACGATATTTACAACAATACCGTCTTCAATAATAGCAACTCTCATTACGCAACCCACCTTACTTCTAACAAACCAGGAGCACCTTTTTTACCGGCCTTACTGGTTGTAATTACGCCAGCTCCACCACCGCCAACCCCAAATCCAACTCCGTCCGTTTCTGCGGCAATCAGGCTAGTTCCCAACCCAGCTATACCAAATGGCAAGCTACCGCCATTAGAGCCCGTAATCACAGGAACTGACGATATAACCGACGCAGCAGCACTGGGTTGCTGATATATGATTTCATGAGGCAATGCCAAGATCGACGCAGAAACAGTACCTTGAGCGGAGCAAACAGCCTGTGAATTAACCGTAGTACCGACACCACCAATGCCGCCCGTGCAGGAATACACGGTACCATTTATTGTAATCTGGGTAGTGCCACCGTCACTACCATTGGTAGGAACAGCGGTTCCTCCCAGTCCAAAAGCCCCGATTAATACGGCATATGCTGTATTTGGCGAAAGACCTGAAATTAAAAACCGTACCGCAGCACCTGTCCCGCCGCCTCCAGCGACGCATGTACCATTTGCGCCACCGCCTCCGGCACCGCCGCCAACCAGTGTAAATTCAAATACCGTAGCCGAAGTGATATTAGCTGGAGTTGTGAAATTACCGCTCGACGTAATCGCAACAAAATTTAGCTGCTTAGCCGCTTTTATAACTCCAAAGAATTGCGCATTATTAGCAGCATCCAGTACGCCGCCATATCCCTCGATTGTATTAGCCAACTCTTCCTGAACCGAGTTGGCCCACGCCGCATTAAATGCCGTAGCGGCAATCACTAGCGCTTTATTACCATCCCGGAAGCCGTGTTTACCCGCTCCAAACAGATCGGTAAACTTAGTGGTAGTATCTATTCTATGCACGATGTCCCCTTATAAATACGCGAATAACACGCTCGTATGAGCGGGTTTAAATTTATTGATACGGCATTCCAGCGCCTCATCGCCCCAGCTTTGCAGAGCGCTGTTGCAATCGCTGTTGCAGTCCATATAAAAAACCCCGCCAGTTGATGCCGGAAGATTCAACTGCCACGCAAACAAATCCGCCTCACTATTCAGCGCCGCATTACAATCGCTGTTGCAGGTCATAAGCGCGAATTCGTCAATTGTCGTACCTGGATAACCCATTGAGTCGGCAATACCGATAAAATACGCGCGGCTTTGTCCGCCGGTCATAGTTAACTTAGACACCAATGCAGACCGGCGCTGCTCAATAGTCTGATCGATAGTGACGCAGGGATCAGGCAGGCCCGCAACACGCTCCCACTCCGGCAGCATTTCAGTTGTCGTACGCGGATCGGCTTCGTTGATCAGATCCTCGCAACGCAGATCGATGCGCGCGAATTCATCCGCCCAGGCCAACAATAACAACGCCAGGGTACTGGATTGCGATTTAGCCCAAGCTAAGCCGCGCGGCAATAGTGCCTGTAACTGGCTCTGGTAATCACCAGCTGTCATAGCCATGTGATTACCCCCAGCGTAGTCATATAACCGGTTGCATTCATCACATCGGCAACCGGTGCAGTCATGGTGTAATTAGTTTCGCCAGCGGCCGCGCTGATGGCCGCGCGTTGGTGCGATAACAGCAGCGTTCCGCCGGGTATTGACTCGCGACTAATCAGATCGGCCAGTTCAGCCGTCACCGCCGCTTTCACGGCTGCGGTATTAGGGACTACAGCAATAGAGTAATTTAATGGAGCAGCGATCGGAGCAGCAACCGTTACCGATGCGGTTACAGGTCTCAGGTTATCAATATAGGACTGAACGGTAACCACCTCACCAGCATCAGGAATCGGACTGGCGTCGTTATCGCGTACAAACCTGACAGTTACCGACCCCGGACCTAACTCCTGCGGATAAACCCACGCACGGGTAACACCTGCCACTTCCAGCGCCCACGCCTCATAATCATGTTTCGCTCCGCCATGTGGCGATTGCTGGATACGGGCAATAAATCGCGCTCTTAATGAGTCATCCAGTTCGGCATCAGAACCGCCTGACAATACTCCGGCCGTAGCCGTGGCGGTTACCCCTCCAATAGGCGTAGTCAGCATTAATGCATACCCGGCGACGGCATTGCCCACCTGTCCGGTCTCAACCGCAGTGACAGCCACAACAGCAGTTCCGGCCGCAATAACCACATCGGCATCGACGGTATATAAAACACCATCCGCGCGTTGCAGCTCGGTCAGCGCCGGAATGGTTACACCATTGGTTCCGGTTAACGTAACGGAACCGGTGGCAAAGCTCGCTGGGATACGGTAGACCTTCCAGATCCCCGCCCAACGCTCCAGATATTCCGCTTCAGCTGTATCATAGATTATTTGCGTAGCCAGCCAGGAAATGAACCCATACAAACCGTGAACGGCTGCCGAATGAACCCTCGACAACACATTAAGATTCGAGCGCCGCAACGTTGCATCCGTACCCGGCAGACGTGATTGGATGTCCGCAAATGCGCGGACAATTAAATCGGATAATGTCGGTCTGCTAAATGCCATTTTCTATGCGCTCCAAAACGATTCAAATCTAAATTGCTTAACCGACTGACCGGGCCGGGTAATCGCTACCAGCAAACCTAAAATACCCATGCGGGGATTGCTGGCCACGACTTCGACCGACTCAGCCACACCATCATCAACCATCCACTTCAGGGCTTCGTCGGCGTATTGTTTAGCGCGGATCAGAACTACTGTTAATTGTTTCTCGCGGCTCAACAACCACAGCCGTGAGCCGAACTGATCATTGTTGATATCAGCGAACTGGTCCGCCCACCAGCCGCGACGATCATTCGATCCGTCCGGAATAACATCATCCGCATTAGCGCGGCGGTCGGTGAATAAACTCAGAATTACTGACGTTTCCAGGCCGTCGTCCTCAACCAGCCCCAGTGAATTAATCACGTAATCGGCACCCTGATCGAAACCGATAAACACCGTTTTTATATCGCTCATACCGGCACACCTGTTTGCGCCGCCCCAGCAGTTACCCCACCGTGCTTATGCGTTTTCAACGAGATCCCATCGGCAATCACATCACCGCCCGTCACAATCACCTCAGGGCAGTTAACAATATTAATAGGGTGAGCTGCGCCTTTAATGACAATGCCGGTTCGTTTTAAGATGATTGTATGCCCGAGATCGTCATAAAGCCCACCCTCACCAGGCTCCAGCCCTTTTGGCCGATAGCGCCGATCATCAGCCGAAATAACTATTCCATGATCTCGATTACCCCCGACAAAAATTACCGCCACTTCGGCACCTTCAAGAGGCACGGCGGTATGCCCGTAATTCTGAAAGCGCTCTATCTCACGTACTTCGCCTGACAACAGCTTGACCTGTACGCCTTGCATTTTCAATGTATCATTAACCAGCGCCAACACGCCGCGCGCAACCATCAGATTAACGCGTCTAGCCAGCGGAGCAGTCACCTTATTGATTGCCCTGATAATCATTGCTCGAACTCCCATTCAGGCTGGGTTATTTTTCGCTCTTTACTGCCTTGTTTCTTGCGCATTTTCTTGTCCAGACGGGTCTGTTTAACGCCCTCGATCGTGTCGAACGCATGAGGCAACGCCAGCTGCACGGTAGTCAATGTACCTGAGTCATTCTCCGAGTAACTGACCGATGCAATCAGCATATCCATATCCGCATACAGCAACGGCGAATACAAATGTGTGATCGCGTTTGGCATCCATAAATTCCCGCCAACGTCCCAACCCTGCACGGTAACAGTGGCACGAGCACCACGTCCGGCCCGAACATTCCGCTCCCATTCGGCACGCTGTTTCAGCGTGGCATTGCTGCCCTGGTCCTCGGCTATGATAATCAGCGGCCGGTACCGGGTTATAGAACTATCCTGAACGCCGCCGCTTAGCTGCGCCACAGTTTCGCCATAATTCTCGTCATCGCCTTGCGCCTGGCCTTTCACGATATAATCGCTATACCTATCCTTCCAGCTGAACGTGGCCTCAGCAGTCAGAATATTCTCACCTTCCGTCAATCCGGCCGGAGCTCGAACAGTACCGGCGCGAGTAATCAGCAGATTACCCAGACCGTCCGACATCAGCAGTACTGCGCGCATCCTAGCTGCGCGTTCCAGCGTTTCAAACACGCTCTCGCCCTCCTGGATACTGAAAGAGCCAAATGCCTCTCCGGTATCGGTATTAGTAATCACCCTGATACCAAAAGGCGCACACAAATCAGCGGCGATCTGCTCCAGCTTTTTATTGCTCCACTGCCCACTCTTATATATAGCCGAGCAATCGACCAGATCCGCAGTGCGATCGCGCCCGGTGACACTGATGCTATGCGCCTGTTTATCGTAACGCGGACCGGTATCGTCTACATATCCGGTAATCACTACCGCACCGTTAACCAACACCTCGCACGCTTGGCCAGGCTTAATCTGCATAGCCTGTTGGCCATCGGTTGTATTCCAGCGATCGGTAATCGACAAATCAAACGTACCGGCAATTTGCTCAATGCCGCGCTCGACCTTGACCGACTGCCAGCCGCCGAAATAATTACCGTTAACCCGCAATTCAACTGTCATGGCGTTAATATCTCAATAGAGCGTCCACCGGGTACAAAACCAGGGTGACGGATATGGTTACGGGCAACAATGTTGTCGAACTGGTCGATATTGCCATACAGACCGTACGCTACGACCAGCACGGGCAGCGTCGTCGGAACCGCATAGCTGACCGTCCGGGATAAATCGGCGGCGCGAGCGGTAATGTCCTGAATCACCGCAATACGCAACTTGGTCAATGCCATATAAACAGCATCAGGCGCAGTTTCCGCCAACGCTTCCAACTTGTCGGCTATCTCATCGCGCAATACAATCGCCTCGCCATAACTGGCCGGGGTAATTTGGGCCGATACCCTGGCCGCTTCAATCACTGCCGCCCGCTGTACTAAGGTGCTAACAGCGGCTTGATTAACCGCTTGCTGCTGTCTGCTGGGCGTAACCAATGGATTAATAACGGCCGGAATACCCGCTTGACCGATATAGATAGGCGTACCGGCTTTATTAATATAAGGCGCACCGCCCACAGAATTAGGCACGGGTTTAGCATTGCTGCCGAAACTGAATAGCGATCGCAATGATGACAGCGCGCTAAACGGGTTCGAGGCGATACCTGATAACGATTTGATTTGGCCGATCAGTCCGCCCGCCAAATTGGCAGGAAAACGTATCAAGTTCGAAACGGTGCTGGACATGCTAAACAGCTGCTGGGTAAACTCAGGTAACAGGCCGCCAGACATTAGGCCGTTGGCGGCTTGCATGACGCTGTTCAGCGAATCATTGATCGTAGTCAGCGCCTCGGTAGGCACAAAGTCCTGAAGCCCGTCCACATTGAAATCGTCAAAAAAACCCTTTTCCGCTTCGACTTGCGCCTCATCGGCAGCAGTCTCAACCGCGGCGGCAGTATCGGTGCGCGGGGCTGGGTTAACAGCCTCGCCAGACTCAGTAAACGTCAGCGAGAAACGAGCCATGCCACCCTCGGCGGTAGACTCGGAAACGCGGGCAGGCGAACTAACCACAACCTGCATACGGCCGCGATACGGATGCACCAGCTCGCCGGAACCGTACGCTTCCAACGCGGCAATCAGACGGTCGCGGCCGTCCATATAATTATCACCGACGATACAGGCCTCAAACGTAAATTCGCGCGCCTTACGGCCCAAATCCTCAGCCAGCGGAAGATCGCGCTGCGGGAACTCATGCACCACGTTGCGGCGGCCGACCTGACCGTCGGTAGAAATATAGCTGAACGGAACGCCACGAAACGACGCAGGTAACAGCTTATCGCGCCATGTTTGGGGAGCGGCTTCGGCCATTATCGAGTTCCTGCCATAGTGGGACCCGCATCGACGTTAATCGTTTGGCGCGGATCGTTGGATTTCATTGATGCGACTTTAACCGGCGTGGGTGAGTCGATCTTGATATGCAGCTCGCCGCCGGTATCGATTTTCGATTTATGTAACATATCGTAAATAGCCGTTCCTAATGTGGCGCTTTCCTGACCCGTGACCGCCTGGATCGTAGAGTCGATCAATTCCTTGGCGACACCGCCTATTGCTTGGCCTATTTCCCAACCGGAAAAAGCTGCTCCGGCAGCCCCCAGCGCCGTAGCCGCTTTACCCATCCCGCTGCTCCGGGCTGGCGGTTCATTACCTGTATTACCGACCGGAGCGCCTCCCGCTCCGGCTCTATTACTCGGACCGCCGCCCATCCTTTCGCCGACTGAAAGCATACCCGCGGGCCAGTTGGTGACTAATACGCTTTGCACTGCCGCCGATCTTGCAGCCCCGGCCAGTGATTGCGCCTCGCCTGCCAGACGGGTTTTCCGATTTGAATTAAAACGGCTCAGCAGGTATAAGCCGCCTGCCGCCACCGCACCCTTGGCGACGTCCCCCATGTGCTCGCTGACATATCCTGCCGCATTACCAGCGACCGTGGTACCTTGTTGCGCCTTTTCGGATAAGGCCAGCTTCTGTATTTGAATTTCTGACGCCATGATTTTACCAAAACTGGCGGTCTTGATTTCTGCCAGATCCGCGCCGATCCTATCACCTTGAGCGGCCTGCTCGGCGACGCCCATCTGTTTGCGGATCTCACCAGAGTCATTCATCATTTGCAGCCAAAACTTTTTGGCTTCCTGATCCCTGATCCCGGCTTTTTCCAGCTTGAATATATCGTTAAGGCCTTTCGCTTTCATGACTTCGGCCAGCTTCAACAGGCCTTCGACACCAAACTGACCGCCGGGGCCATATTTTTTTACATTGATGCCAACCTTGCCCAGATCTTTAGCATAAGTGGCAATATGTCCAACCCCCTGCTGGATCAGGGTTGCCACTTGCGATGGCTCAGTCGCCGGGGCCGATTTCATGATGGATTGGGTCAGTGCGCCGGTGAAATTCCAGCCTTTCATACCGTTAACGCCGACGCCTTTTAACGCATTCAGATAAACGGGGGCCAGCTGGGCCATGGACGCCGTCTCGAAACGGCCTTCATTGCCGTGGTAATAGGCCATGTTATGCGCGGCTTTCATGTCTTTGGCGGATATATTGAACTTGCTCTGCAAGTCAAAATCCATATTGGCGATTTGCTCGACCGTGGAACGCATCACCGTGGCGGATCTGGCCGCTTCGGCAATGGAGTCCTTGATTTCCTCGAACTTCATGCCTGCCCTGGCATAAGCTTTTTCGCCTTGAACGACAGCATCGGGAAGTTGCAGGGCATCCGGAGCGGAATCCATCGCGATCTTCCGTAATTCAGCCACCTGCTTGATGCTCATCCCTGCGTTCTGTTTCATTTCCAGTAGATCGCGCTCAAAATTCAAATTAGTGTTTAGTGTCCGGCGAATCGTTTCAAGGCCGCCCGCTGCCGCGAATAACTTGGTCGCGGTAGAAAATCCGCCAAAATCCTGCCTTAATGCCTTAACCTCATTTGACATCCGCCCCAATCCTCTGGAGGCGGTGCTGGTAAAGCGTTGCGTTGCGGCGGTTGCATTGCGGGCAAAGCGCTGCATGTCGGCAGTCGCTCCACTGGTAAAGCGCCGCATGTCGGCGGCGGCCTGGGTGCCGTTAATGCGCAGGCTTAAACGCAATTCATTACTCATTATTCAATCCCTCCGCATTAATCGTTGTTTTTAATATCGGCCGCCGACATTGCCAGCAGCCATAGCCATTGCCCGGTGGTTAGCTCAAAGGCTGGGATACCAAAGCAGTGATAAGCCTTACTAGCGTTTCGGAATTTAAAGCGCTCAAATTCACTGTCTCTGGCGTTTTTTTTAGCGTGTCAAACAAGGCCTCGAATTCAGCCTCGGCCATGTTGTACCCGGCCATCGGTGAATACTCTTTCTCGAACTCCAGGTATTGCTTGATCAGATACGCCTTGTCTTCACGATCCAGCGATTTGCGCAGCAATAAAACTGATTCCGTGACTGGATCCCCGCTGCCGGGCATCACCAATGCCCGGAACAACAGCTGAATGGTTTTCTCGTCTTCGAACAGGTCGGAATTGGCGAGATTTACATCGTCGATCTTGCGCGCCTTGAAAAAATCGATGACAGCCAGCCCGGCTTCCAGATAGTCGTTCTCGGACAGCAGGCGCAAACCTAAGTCAACGCCGTTCAGCGTTACGGTTTTAATGACGGATTTGCCCGCTCTCAGCCTTTCCAATAAGTTCATCAGACCTCCTTACAATCCATCGCGCCAAAAGCCACCTTGACCTCGCCATCCGACAGGGACAGCGCGTCAAGGCAAACCATGCCGGACAAGACAAAGCTCTTGCCGGTATCGGTATCGAATGAACCTGATCCCGCAGTAATCGCCTCTATTTCGGCCAGCGAGGTGTTAGCGTCATGGATGATGGTGCATTCCACGCCCGCCGATTCCGTGATTTCCTTATAACCGGCGGTGCCATGATCGGCGGGCACCATTTCCCTTTTCACCCGACCAAACTTCAATGTCGCGCCGGATTTTGTCGAAAGCCGTTTCCCGTTAGCGGTGATAAAAACCCGTCCTGTAACTTGTGCCATACAGCCCCCTTATAGAATGAATTGAACAGCCGCCGCGAACACATCAAACTGGTTGACGGTGTTCGGCGGGATGATCGCGTTGACGCGGTTAACGTCTGACGTTGAGCGCACCACAATCAGATCCTTGATGAACTGGTCGATGTCTTCCAGCAGACCCACTTTTTCCAGTTCCATCGCCTCAGCGATCAAGGTGTTCCGGATCAGCTTCGGCGTGGCGATCGGTTGTCCCGGCTGGATCTTACCCAGCACATCGTCACCGGCCAGCTTGTGCCGTGGATAGTCGCGTAGCACCGCAAACCTGAATGCATAGCGCATGTAATCCACTGTCCACTTGGTGTTTACCTTCAGCAGGCTCACATCCTCCATGCCAAAGCTGTTTTGCTGGTAGCTGGTAACGACGTATTCGATCATCGCCGCACCGGACTGGTCGAAGATGATGGTGCTGATGCCGTCATGCAGCAGCAGGTTGCGCTCAGGATCGGTAAAGCGATCGGCCTCGGCCGGCGCCATGACGTCCGGCAGGCGAATCGAGCGGAATGGAACCGCCGGATCATTAGCGCCGGAAAATTCCACCGCAGCGCCGAATTGCGCGGATATAACCCACGGCAAAGTAGGAGACTTGTTAAGCCCGCTGAAGGTGCTGTGCGCACTGTTGCGTGCTGCGCCATAGGCTGCCAGCGATGCATAGGTGCCGTTTTTGTGCGCGAACACATGGCCGGTACGCATATCCATGCCGCCCCAACGGCTTTGCAGCTCGTTTTCCAGCAGTGTGATATTGGCCGTGTCTTGCCAGCCGCACAGAATGGTATAGGGGTTCATCGTAGACATTGCGACAATCGCCGCCGTCACATCCGGGTTTCCTGATCCGGTCGCGCCGGTCGCAAACGCCACCGACAGCCCTTTGGGCAGGAATTCGCCGCTGTAATAATTGACGCGAAAATCAATGTCGTTACCTTCGACGCCTTTATGTCTCGCCGTTGCAGTAACCACACCCAATGCGCTGGTAGCTGTAACCGCACCATCCAGATCGGCATTGATCGCCGCCGCGACAGCGGTCGCAATATCGGTAACGGTTGCTGCCGCCAAAACGCCGACCGTCAATCTCCGTCCTCCGATGTAAAGATATAGGGTGCCTGATTCGGTTGGCGAGCCGGTAAAAGTGATAATTTTAGTAGCTGCAACGCCTGCGACCAGATCATCCAGGGCCAGTGCATAGCACTCGGTGTACGGATTGACTTTCATTATGGCTTCGATCTGCTGCGCCAGCATGGAGCCTCGGCCGTAGTAATTAACGCCGTCTTCCTTGCGGCTGACGCGGGTCAAAATGCCCGCCGCCACTATGCCTGTACTCAGACGTTGGCCTAGCACCAGCATCTTGTGACTCATCACCGGCAGGCCGCGTACGGCCTTGGTGTGGTCGATCTCGATATAAGCGCCGGGCACCCGCCAATCGAGCGGGATCGTTAAAAATGGAATGTTATCTGGCATGGCTTAACCCTTGGTTTTTGGTTTGGATTGCTTGACGATATCGGCAGCCTGTTCTTGCTCGACGGCGGCTTCTTCAATGTCTGAGACTTGTTCCTTCACTGCAACGACTTCTTCAATGCCTGAGGCTTGTTCCTGCACGGCGGCGATTTCTTCAATGTCGCCGTCCTGAAAACGTCTGAACCAGTAGCTGTTGGCGACAACGACTTCACCCTCTGCCGCTAATAACTGGCCGTCTGGCTTTCGTAGCTTGATGCCGCTGGCCGGCTTGATTCTTATTTGATCGCCTAATTTCATCGGGTAACTCCTATTGCGGTAATGTGGTTGTGTCGGTCAGTTCCGGCCTGCTGGTCGTATAATCCGGCGGTTCCTGCACCCATTTCACATGCTCGACCTGCGCATGGTGCGGATCGGCGTCATAGTCGGCGTGGAAAGTGACAAAAGCGTCCAAGGTCGTTAAGTCGATCCCCGCCTGCATCACCGTGGTTTCCAGCTGCAAGCTGCCGACCGTTAAGCCTTGCTCCCGCCAGGCGGGTGCCTTGGCAAAATCAAAGCTTTTGGCATACCAGGCCGCACCGGTGGTTCTGTGTCCGTCCAGGAACGCGATCAAGGCGTCCCGCATCTGGTACAGGCCGATGGTCTGGCCGTCGCCATGCCGGGCGGCATCGTTGCCACGCGAATTGTTGGCGATGCATACCAGGTCAAAGCGCAGCTTCTCCTTTTGGTCGGCAATCGTCCCGGTACCGGCCACGACATAAACCGCCGGGGCCATCGCCGCGAACTTGCGGATCAGCGTTTCGGGCTTGTCGTCCGGCATCGCTGCGACTTCCCGCAGCTTGGCGAAGATAGGCGACGCCTTGACTGCATCGATCAGCTCAAATTCCAGTTCAGAAAGCATTGCCGCGCCCAAAAACAGAAGCGCTGGATTCAAACTGCGCGCTGTCGCTGGCAACCGCCGCCACCGCGCCGGACGTATCCGGCCCTAGGCTGATAGTGCCCTTGGCAACCTGCGTCAGATACTTGATCGCGGCGTCGTAGCGGGTCTGCACCTGCTCGATCACCCGATCTTCATACAGGTAATAACGGGCGATATCGCAGGCAATGCGCACCAGGTTAGCCGGTACGGTCGCCAGCGGCAGCTTGTATCCCGTTAAATAACTGTTAATCTCCGCCTCCGCGTCCGCGATGGCCTGATTCATCACCGTGGTGTTGATCGTGCCGGAGGGCGGGGTTGAGCGGTCAGTGAGCTGGATAATCTCCCGCTCACTGAAACGATCGGTCAGGTTTTGTTGGGTGCAGTAGCTCATCTCACCACGGCTTTTTGCCGACTCCCGTGTATGGCCGCGCCAAGCCTTCTTCGAGCAGCGTTTTCGATACGGGCACGCCGTCCGAATAAATCTCCGCATCCAGCCTGAAATATTTGTCCCGGCCAATGATCTGCATCTCCACCTTATGAGCGGGTGAGGTCAAATCGATCAGCCGTGACCTGGCCTTTTGGGCCAATAGCTTCATGTCTGGACGCGGATCTTTAATTTCCGGCGTATCAATGCCGTTGATCCTGACCGGAACCTTGCTACACACTGCCGCCAACTCGCAGGGCAGGTTGATGGTCAGCGTGTCACCGTCATGGACGGACAACACGGCAATAGTCAGCAAGGCCGTAATCAGCATTACTTATCCGCCTGCTTTTCTTTAGCAGTGGCAGCCTTGCCAGGCTTGTCCGCCAACACTTCAACAAACAGCATCGGCTCATCCAGCAGACGCTCTAATTCGTCGGCGGTAAAGCGGTCATCGGGGTGCTCGGTAGGCGTGGATGAATGCGCGATGCCGCAGCGTCTAAAACCTTCTCTTTTCGATGTAATACGAAGCATGATTGATTACCCTAGTGCCGGAATGACTTTGATTTCTACGTTGTTGTACCAGGGGTTAGTCGCCCCATTAGCCAACTGTTGCACACCGATGACGGCGCGGGCCGCTGCCTCATTGCTGGGGCCAACCAGCAAATGGGTCGGCATCACGTTCATGCTGCTTCCATCCGGTCTGCGCTGTGTTCCCATCGCCGTTTTTGCTGCTACAAAAGCGGCTGCGTCCAGAGTTGCTTTGCTGCCATAAGCCAGCTGATGAAAGCCCAAGCCGACGTTATAGCGAGCATCCGCACCGTAGATAAACTGGCGTTTCATGACTACGTTCTCATCGGTATCCTTATCCAGCGCCGCAAAACGCACTTCCTGACGTTGTTGCATCACCAGCGGTTTCATGTAAGTGCGCGACAAATCCATCAGGAACCACGGCGCACTGGAGCCGCCACCGGTATTGCTGTAGGCGATTTCATTACCCGACGCGTCATAGCCGACATGGTCGGTATCGAAAAAATACTGGCCATCCAGACCGAGCGTTGCGAATGCCGCTAACAGTACCTGCCAAACCAGCGAATCCTTATGCTGCGCGGCGACTTCGCCCTGCATGGAAAACCGGTTGCGGTAGATACCCAATGCATCATCTTCGATATCATCGCGGTCTACGCCGATGGTGTTTTCAAAATGCTTGTTGACCAGCTGGTAATTGGTCGCTTCCAGATTATTGATGATCCGGTCGCCAATCCACTCGCGCATGCCGGGCAGGTCTTTCATCCAGGCATAGTTTTCGATCTTGGTCTTGGATTGAACTTCCATCGCCACCAGATTCCATTGCGACGCAACAGCGCCTATTCCGGCTAAGAATGCGGCCTGAAAGCCTTGTGATAATGCCCTTAAGGCACTGGGTGTAATTTGCATGTGTATTCCCCGTTAAATAATTAGTGATTACAAGCCAAGTCCGATCTGAACCCAGACGCCTGCCGTTTCGACCGCGACGATATGGCCAGCGCGTGAACGCGATCCGGCACCATCGGTTTTGGCGACCGTTTGATCGTCTACGATGTAGCAAGCCGCGCCGACATCGGCCTGGGCGATCGCATCGCCTGCCGCCGAATTGGCGAACAGGAACTTGCCGCGTTTGACTCGCGCCTTGATCGCGCCGGCTGCACCGGCTGAGTTGTCGGCCGTCTCTTCAAAACGGCCGATGGCAACTAGGCCCGTTGCGGCTGTTCCTGGAGCGGCATAACCGGCGTTTAATACCGCCATACCGCCCTGGTAACAGGTTGTTGCTGCCTTGACGGGATACTCTTCAATATCGCCAAGGCGTTCTTTGGTATTTCTTGCTGCTGATAAAGGCATTATTTAGCTCCCCGTTGTTGGATCATTTGTTCGTGACTGAGGCATAATTGATCGGCGACCACTATCTCTTCCGCCGACAGTGCGGCGATACTGGTGCCGTCGTCTACAGGTTTCTTGCCGCCGGATTGCATGCGGGTTAAGGCGGCGATAGGTTGGGCGGATTCCAGATAGGAGGACAATGCGCCCAGGTCTTTTTTGCCCATGTCGGTCAGCCAGGCCTTTGCGGGCTCGCCGATGATGCGACCGTCGGCCACGCCTTGCTCGATCAGCTTTTCCACGCGGTCATCGATCGCACCGATGGATAAGGCCGCCAATTGGCCGCGCAGTTCATTAACGACAGCAATCGGGGCGTATTGAGTGGGATCGACGACGGAGGCGGTACCGACTTGCACGGACAATGCCGCAATCTCGGCGTTTTTGGCGGACAGTACATCCAGCAAGCTGGTTGCCGCAGCGTCCGGGCTTAAGATCAATGCCTTGGCCTTGTCCAGTTCCGCCAGGATGTCGGTATCTGTCGCCAAGGTCGGCAGGTTAAACAGCCATAACAGCCGTTCTCTTAATTCTTCATCCATAGCGGACTCCGTTGGGTTGGTTAAAGGGGCAGATGCCAGCAGACTGGCGGCAGCGACGGTTACGGCTTGCATGCCGTCAATCGCGGGGCTATTGGTTAAAGCAACATTGATAATATCCAGCACTACGCCGGTTTTAGGGTCATAGCTAAACACCGGAGAGACATAGCGAATTTCATCAGCGGCAATATGAGCTGACGCGGCGGCGGTATATTTCGGGCTGACTGCAAATAGACCGGGATGTGCGGCCGGAGGCTCACGCCACTCCAGCGTTTGCGGACCTATCCAGGCGGCAGCGATAACTGGCTGACCGTTTTGCGCTGTCAATAATGATTGATGCTCATAATCGACAACGATATCGTTCTTTCGTTGCGAGACGATGCCGATCAAGCGCCTGGCCGAATCGGCATCCAACCGCCAAGGGCCTTTGCCGCGTAATGCGCCGCGCGGCGCGTCAAAAGTACCGGCAGGAAATAATTGCATTGAGCCGTCACTGGAACCGCCGAGCGCGAACGTACAGGCGGCGATACCGACTTGGGCAGGTGGATGATTAGAGTTAATGGATGTTTTTTTGCTCATGGGTTACATGATAGGCAACCGGGAGCGGGGCAGGAACGTGAAGCGGTTCGTAACGGGGTTTTAGGTTATGCAGTCGGTTTTCTGTGTTTTACATGCTGGCTAGTGATTCATAATAGCCATAAAACTCAATTTAACGGGCATTTAACGGGGGTGAAATCTAAAATACATAGATTGGCGTAGGTTAATTGTATAAAGCGCTTTAAATCGCTTTATTTTAGTTTTGCAGGTATTGGGTGAGACTGTCGAGAATGTCGCTACGGTCTTCTGAGGAAATGCCCAGGAACGGACGAGCCGGAATGTCGCCCCATAAGAACGGGAATTCAGCCTTGGTGCCGCCGAACTGCTGCATCGCGGCATATTCCATGGGGCTGCCGATTAACAGCGCGTCTGCGCCCTGGAGTTGATAATCGATGGTATCGCCCAGGGTGCCTTCATCAGTCAACGGGCGGCTTCCCCGTTTTCGATCCAGCATGCTCGGCGGGTTTGGAGCCCATTGCTGACCGTCGGGGCCGGTGGTAGAGGCAAAACGCTGTTTGGTGGATTCGGTCAGGATCTCGCCAATCTCACGCAGGGCAGGGGACAGGTTGCCGGTCCTGGCAAGCAGCCGGTTTAGTTCGGCGGAGATCTGGTTAGTGTCTATTTCGACGTTAATCATGGGCGTCCAATAGCTCAAATACGATATCGTTGTCCTGATCGGCCAGCGGCTCGCTGTGGTCGTTTTTGTCAGTCAGTATTTCCTCGGGAATCTGCTCGAATGCCTGGCATGACAAATCGCCAAAGTAATTTTTGCAGGCTATGCAGCGCGTACTGATCATGGTTTTATCCTCTCAAATAGTGCCAGCAAATCGGCTGGAACGCCGTCTGTGCCGCGTAACCTATAGCTGGCGAACCACTCGGCAAAATATTCGTTCCTGTTTGTTCGCCCGTATTCGGAAACGCTATTGGCTTTATTGAAAACAAAATGAACCTGCTCCCCGACCGTTTTAAAATGCCTAAAGTGCCCGAGTTCATGAGTTATCCGGGATTTCAGCACTTCCGGCACAGTGTCATACATTGAAGACGTAGACCAAGGGCGGGCCGTTTCATTGGCTTTTATCTTTTGCTTAATAGCATAAACGCGGTTATTAACCGAGTTAAGCCGGGCCATGATGGTGGACTGTTTGTATTTTACATTCCCCAGGTAGTTAGCGCGCAAATCTTCGGCAAAGTTCTCCAGATCGACCAGCTGTTCCTCATAGCTCATTAGCTTGTGGTTCTCGATGGTGCGTACATGCGACAGATTCAATGATATGGCGTTATTGCTCGGCGAATACAACGCTCCGGCTCTTGACCCGCTTGATCTGTAGGTGGTCAGTTTGTCCAGGCTAAAGCCGCCGAAAGCGCTTTCCTCTTCGACCGCCTGCACTACCGCATTGAATTCGGCAGGTTTCAATCCTTTAAGGCTGACCTCGCCAACGCCGGCCGCCTTGATTCTGTCCTCGGCTTCGGCCAAATTCGGCGTGGACACAAACTCCAGCGGCTTGGGCTTGATGCTGCCCACATCCTCTTTGAACGCTTTGCCCAGCTTGGGCGGAAGGCTTTTGGCCTTAGCGTCGATAAAGCCGTTTTGCTGCACGACCGATGCGCCCGGCGCATAGTCCCAGCCGTAATCGACGCCTTTGGGCAGGGTATGGATCTCGCCATTGCGGTCGATCTTTTCATAGGTGCCGTCATCCGGCGCGGGGTGTCCATGGTAATCGCTGGCCGGTACCGCCGCGATCCGGCAGCGGCAGCCCCAGCCGTTTGGCGGGAAATGCGTCTGCCAGAACGGGTCGTCATAGCGCAGCACCGTGCCCGACCAGCTTTGATGCAGCGGGCGCGGGTGGGATACCGTGTCATTGTGGATATATTTCCAGTACGGACGGCTTTGCAGCAAGTCGGGATGGGTCAATTGCGAGTACCGGCCTGCCGCGTAGCTGGTGGACAGGTTGGTGCGGTAGATCACCCGCGTGCGCCAGTCGCGCCCGGCCTTAGTGTCGGAGCCCGTCCAACCTTCCCAGCCATGCTGCTGTACGATGCCGTCAAAATTCTTTCTGAACCATTGGATGCTCTTACCCTCGGCGATCGCTTTATCGACAGCCCCTCGCAGATCGTTCAGCAGATCAGCCTTGGCCGCTCCCGCCACCACGAAGGCGCGATCATGCGCCGCGCCGATGATATCGTCGTAATGCTCGGTCGGAAGGTTCAGCTTTTTCCGGAAAAAATCGACCTGTTCCTGGAACGTCAGATTGAACTTGCCATCACCGCGCGCGTTAAATGCGGCTTGGGTTGGGGATAGTTTTAACGGCATGATTTATCAATACCGAATTTTTTTCTCTTAGCCTCAAAATGCTCTTTTGTGAAACAAGGCCAAAAAAACATCTGTTCCCAGGTGTATAAAAACTCGTCTAAAAATGAATCAGCCGCGTTTGATACAGCGGTTAGAAACACGAAAAAAATCGCTAATGGCCACGCAATAACCAAGGATAGTGCGTAGCCCACTCGATTTTTATATATCAATCGCTTAACTCTTTTTCCGATTACCATTTTATTTTTCCTCGCTCACATCAAACCGCCCCGACAGATCCGACGCCGCAAACGCCAGCGCCATGACGCAGGTCAAGCTGCTGCTGTCTAGATCCCCGTAACTCTCAAGCAGCTGGTCGCGCAAGGCTTCCAGCGATTCAGCTTTAGCGGCCAGCGCGGCCACCTGATCGACCATCGCCTTCAGCGAAGCGCCGGCCTCGTCGGCCAGCTGCTCGGTCAAGGATGTGACTGGCGTGGGGTCTGCATCAGTCTGAGCCGGCAAACCGGATAAGGCAGCCAGCGCTGTTGCGGCTTTTAGCGCTATCGGTTCTGGTTGGGTGGCGGGTGCGCCCAGGATTTCCTCGTTTTCTTCCGGCTCCGGTATTTTCAGCTTCAGGTTCACATAACGCTTCGGTATCCTCGCCCCGACGGCCGCCAGCTTGGGCAGGGCTTCGGCATACAGGGCCAGATCGTCCGGCTCCTGCGTGTCGCTGACAAAACTCGGGCAGCGGTTGTCGGCAAACAGGCCGTTGAGCATGGCGATCGGGTAGACCAGATGACTGCTCAAAGTCTGATCCAGCTGGGTGGCATCGTCATCGCGGATGTCCAACCTGACTTCATTATGCACATCGCCCAGGCTGCGGTTGCCGTTGGCCCCGGTGGAGCTGGTCAGCGTACCGCCCAGGATGGCCTTGCTCTGGCAGGCCTCGCACCAGTCGATCATGACCTTGAACGATTCGGCGCTGCCCGATGCCATGACCTGCTGCAATTCCAGCTTCATCGATTCGGGAATAATGCCGGCGGCATTGTGGCCGATGCTCAGCACGGTGCGCATCAGGTCGGCTTTTTCCTTGTCGCTGGCGCCTTGGGCATACTTGCCGACGCGGATCGGCAGACCGTAAATCTCCAAAAACTCGGCCAGGTCGCGCACCGAATAGTTCTTGTACAGGTACGGCCAAACCAAGGCTCTAAACAGCCCAGTTCTAGCGATATAACCTGCGCGTGACTTATGCATGTGCACAATCCAGCCGAACGGCTGCAACGGTACGCCATAGGCGGTGCCGGAATCACGCAGGTGCAGCGTATTGCGGTCATCGGGCGGGCAGGTGAACCAGCTCGGCTCACGGTGCTCGACCTGTCCCGGAACCCATAGGCCTTGCTTGTTGCGTGACCAGCCCAGCTCGATGCAGGAATATCCGTGACCGATCGCATCCAGAGCGTCCATTCTGATGCTACCTATGTCCAGATCGTCGCGGATCAGGTTCTCTAAAATCTTGGTGTTCTTTTTCTCGGCGTCGGTGGCGTCGCGTGGTGGGGCCAGCGCCCAGTCGAGTTTCTTGACCGCCATTTCCCTCTTGTGCATTTCGGAGTCGATATGGGTGTCCTTTTCGCGCATATCCATGTACAGCTCGGCCTGGGCGGTCATGCTGCCCTGCTCGGCTTCCATCAGGATGCTGGCGAGCCTGGCCGGTGTCAGGCCTCGGGTCGGATGCTCGGCAAACTCTCGGTGCAGAATTGCCGTCTTAGGCGAGTCAGTCTGTCTTTCCTTAACATCGGCCGGGGTTAATTTGGTTTTAAACCAGTCCATCAATGCCATTACCAGCCTCCTTTGTGTGCGGGTGTCAGTTCGTCGTCACGATCCCTGCGCTCTTGCTTGCTGGGGACGGGGTTATATTCGATGATGTGCGCGTCTTGCAGGCTGGCAAAATAGGCCAGGGCTTTCGAGATCGCGCTGTCGCCGTGGCGTTGGTTGCTGCCGGTTTCGGTCTTGGCCTTAGGCAGCCTGATAATGCCGTTAACGACCTGCAAGGCCCGCAAGTCGTTCAGCTGGTCGTTATCCGCCGGGATGGTCAACTTGGCGTCTTCAAAAGCCGCCTTAAACTTGCTCATGTTTTCCAGATACCAGCTTTCAGACAATTTGATCTCCCTGATCCGGCCTGAACCGTAGCGGTGCCGCGCCTGCTCGGCCAGATACATGCCGTTGCCGCCCGCATCCAGCGCCCCGCCGACCAGTTTAGGCAGCCGATCGACGATGTAAAACAGCACCTGTTCCTGCTGCTTGAAGGGGATATTGCGCAGCTCGACCGAAAACGGCACGGTCCGGTCCAGGTTCTGCTCGATGGTCATCGGGTCTATTACCGTCAAATCGCCCAGCCGCCCAAAGTCCTCACCGAAGGCATGCTGCAAATTCTGATCCAGCTTGCTTAACTCCGGCAGCAGGTACTCCTCGCACCAGTCCTTGATCTCTGCCTGGCGCAGATGCTCCGGCCATTCGTTAAAACTGTTGTCTTTGCTCAGCCTGATAACGGGGTAACGCTGATCCATCCGCGCCTCGATCAGCACCCGGCTCAAGGCCGCGCCGCCGGACTGGCTGGGGATACAAAAATATTCCTCGTCCGCCGCTTCTTTGCTGGGGGCGTTGGCGATGGTCTTGTTGCGCCAGGCAAACTCTGCCTCCGGGCTCCATTTCTGGCCGGTGACGTAGCAGATGCGCTGAAATACGCCATCTTTCAGCGCGTCATCCAGGGTGATACGGTGGATGCTATAAGGCTTGCGGCCTGCGCGCGCATCTTCCACATAGTGGTTGTATTCATTATCGACGCTGTTATGGGTGCTGATAATGCGCACCCGCGCGCCCCACATCGTCAACGCCATCGCGGCCTTTAACAGCTCGTGCAGCGAATCGTGGAACGCCGCCTCGTCAATGACTACGTCGCCCTGCATGCCGCGCAGGTTGGACGGGCGCGACGATAGCGCGGCAATCTTGAAGCCGGAGTTCGGGAAGCGGATGGTATAGGTCAGGATCTCCTTGCTGCCGTCCTCATCCTTGAACATCGACTCGGACACGGTGCCCGCCATCTGGTTGAACGCCTTGGCGAACAGTGCGCAGGCGGCGATGTATTCCAGCGCCATTTCCTGCCGACTGCCTACGTAAAAGACATTACGGCCGCCGCGCCGTTTCGGCTTGGAGGCCGTAATGACGTTACAGGCCGCTTCTGCCCAAGTCAGGCCGGTACGGCGCGACTTTTCGGCGATCTTTACTTCGGATTCGTCTTCAAACCAGCGCGCCTGGTAGCCCAGCAGAACGGGCTCGTTCTCGGGGAAATAGTCGGCGGTTTGCAGTTCCTGTAGGTCGTCGTCCATCACTTGCCTATCAGGATGCGTATAATGGAGGCTTCCAGCTCGGCGCTGATGCCGTCGTTCTTGAGTTCCTGGGTCAGCTCTTCGGCGGCCTCTTCGCGGGCCTGCTTGCGGATCTCGGCCTCGAACTCCCGCTTCCACTTGGCGCTGCCGATCGCCGACCGGTTTAGATCTGCGATCGCGCGCACCAGCTTGGGCACGGCGGACATACGGCCAGCGGCGTCCAATTCGGAAAGCGCCTCAAACATATCCATCAGCTGATCCATCGCCACCATTTCGGTGGCTTCCATCAGCGCCGACTTTTCGTCATCGCTGGCACCGCGCAGGGCTTTGGCAATTTCCATGCGCTCGCGGGCCTTGCCCATCGATTTTTCCATCTTGGCTTGCAGGTCCGAGCCGTGCCGCCAGACGGCGGTCTTGCTGATCTCGAAGCCCTGATCTTTTAGCCAGGCGGCCAGGCCGACATAATCGCTAAACGCCTGGTCGATCAGGCGCGAGTTCAACGCCTCCAGCACAGCGGCGGGTAACAGCTCGACGGCGGAACGCGGTGCCACTAGATTGGCTCCGGTCTGGCAACGCCAGGCACCGTGGACAAACCCTGCTGCACGTCGCCGCCTCTTGCGGTCAGCGTGGCGAACCAGACGCCATCCGGCTGCTTGGCGAGCACCAGGCCCTGCTCATGCAACCATTGCAGATCCGAGCGTAGCTGGTCGGTCGATGCGACCTGGCCGTGTGCAGCCAGCACGTTTTTTAAGTCCAGCTCATGCAGCGTGTAGGCGCTGGCGGCGTTCAACAGCTGCAAAATAGTCAGCCGCCGGTGGGCGGTCATAAAGGCGTTGTAGTCCATCTCGTTTCCTCTTAGTGGTTATTGTTGCGCCAGAAGGTGTCCATTCTGTCTGTCATCTTTTCCACGCGGATAAGCGTTGCATCTAGCGCTGATATGGTGCTGTTTATGCCGGATACTGCATCCGATACCTTGCGGATTTCATCATAAACTTTGGCAAGATGGTCGTGGGTCGGCTGCTTGGTCATCTCCGTTTCCACGCGTGTCAGCCGGTCGGTGTGCGTGTCCAGACGCTCATCGATCCGCGTTTCCAGTTGGCTGATGCGCAGATTCGTCCGGTCATTGCGCCGATCCAGATACAGCCAGATTCCGAACACCGCCATCGCTATCTTGTAAATCACATCCAGCCATTCTCCAAACATCCCTATATTCATCGGTACAACCTATCTTTACGTTCGTTTTCGCGTTTGCAGTCCACACACAGCGTCACGCCTGGTATGCTCTTTCGGCGCTGTTCCGGGATCTCATTGCCGCAGGATTCACACCATTCCGCCGATACGGCGTCAGGGGCGATGGCCGTTTTCTGCTGGTGTTGCAGCAGAGACAGATCCTGATGGAACTGCTCGGCATGATCGACCAGCTCGTCATCGTTCATGTGCTCGCCTGAATTATGCAACACGGCTAGTCCTTTCATTGTCCCGTCTCCCTGGTCGATTTAATAATCAGCTCCAAATCCTCGGCATACTGCCGTTGCAGCCGGTTGCGCGTGGCGATAAGCTCATAGGTGCCGTCGCTCAAACATTGCAAATCGGCCGATTTAATCGCTGGAAGAATCGGCCGCACCGGTAATGGAAGCGCCATCTGAATGATTTGCGGAGGATTGCTCGCCGGACAGCCGGTCAGACCAGTCGTTATCAAGATCAGAGCGAGCAGCAAGGTGTTCTGGTTGGGTTTCATCGACAGTCTCCGCGCGGTGTTTTTGGTGTAATTGTTCAATGGACGTATCCAGCGCTCGCCGTATTTTGCCACTGGCTTCGGCTTGCGTGGCGCGCAGCTCCTGCCGTTTGGCTTCGGCCTTATGCGCTATGGCCTGGCTTCGGTAAAACCATGCCGTTAAGCCCAGCGCCAGTATGATTGCGGCTATGACTATCAATGCGGTCATACATACCACCAATAAATCAATGCGCTACCGGACAACACGACGGAGCCAATGATGACCGGCGATTTTATGAATCCAGCCGCCTTTTCCAGCAGCGCGGCCTTATCAGGCAAACCCACTTTTTCCGTGGTGGCGACCGTTAAATATCCGTTGATAGTGCCGCCCAATAACGACAGGCCGCTGGCGATCGCGTTAATGTCATCGGGAGCCAGCGGAACCGGCATGAACGTCACCAGCAGATACAGGATCGCCAGTATCGCAGTAGAGAGCAGCTGACGGTTTTTCCAGGTTGCCGGGTCGGCCAGCGATTCACCGGCGCGCAGCGCTCGGCATAACAAAATAAGTTTATCCATGGTTTAGCTCCTTGATGAATTTCATAAACTGCCGGTGCGATATGCCGCTAATCAGCAGGTCGAACACCGCCTCGCGGCCATCCCGCTTGAGCGCGTTAAGCTCTGCGTCAAAGGCGTCCAGGACAAGCGGATTAGCGAGCCCGGCGGCTACGTAATAGCCCCGTTGGCTTTGGCTAAACAGCACCAGCGCATACAGTGCATTAATGCGGGTTTTTAATTGTTCTACTCTGTTCATGGCGACTCACCTGTACCGCTCCCAGCGGTACCGGCACTTCCGCCATCCATGGCAGTCGCGAATAAGTCGCGCTCGGCGGCGCGCCGGGTAATCAATCCGTTTAGTTTCTGTTTCTTGCCGTCCACGGTGCCGTATATCCAGCGGTCAAACTCGGCGGCGGCACCGGAAAAATCCCCGGCTTTCAGTTTTTGTCTAAGGGTTGATTCGGCGTAATTGGCCTGGCCGATGTTGAATACCAGGCTGCACAGCGCATCGAACTGGTTCTGCGTAAATTCGACCGGAGTCACGGAATTGATGAACAGCGCAGTCTGGCTGGCATCTTGGGTGAGTAGTGTTTCGGCCTGTTTTTGGTTGATATACAGCAGCGACCTGGCTTCATTGGTGAGGGTCTTGCGCTTTCCGCATTCGGCGATGATGCGGGTTAACGCCTCGGGCGATATGTTCTTGAACAGCCCGGCGTCGAATTTTGGCAGTAGCACATGGCCCCAGCCGATGGTCAGGCGGTTGGCTGGGCATAGGTACGCCTGCAATTTCAGCTTTTCGCTGGTTTTGATCAGGTCTAAGCCTGCTTTGCCGATGGTCGGTTGGGTGTTTTTATTCATGGGGCTAGTGTAAGCACTGGCCCCGATGCAGCGGATAAGAGGGGGTTCGTAACGCCCTCTTAACAAAGAAGGTGGTAGTTAGTTGAAGATGTCTAGCTGTCGGTCAAACGCGACCGCATTGCAGATTTTGTTGACCTGGCGCTGGGTCATGCCGTATTTCAGCGCGATGGCCGCCTGCGTCTGTCCCTCGGCAAAATCATGGAGGATCTGCTGGTTACGGATAGCGCGGATTGCCTTAGCCGCCCTGGGTATTGAAACGATCTCGTCGCCGTAGATCGAGCACAGCTTGCCGAACGCTATCATGCCCAGCAATTCAGCGAGTTTGTGGCCGTGGTTCGGATTTTTGGGGATGCGCACATGCACGCCGGGAAAATTCAGCAGCAGCACCAGCGCGGTCTGTTGCCCGCAATGGCTGGATATCTGCTGTAATCGATCGGGGATTAATGCGGGCGGCAAATCGAATAGATGAGCATTCATGGCAGGGCGTATTGAAAGTTTATAATATGAATCATTGTAAACTCAAAGTTTATTAAGTCATAAAAAAACCCGCCGGAGCGGGTTTGGTTGGGATCTATACTTAGTTAATAAACAGGCATGGCAATAACGCCCTTTTTTTCGTCAAACCAGACATTAACTGATTTGCCTTTTTTTTCGCTAACGTACTGCTCAAGCTTGCCGTTAATGGCGTCCGATAAAGCCAATGCGCCTATTGATCCCTCTGCGGCGCGGAAGCGCTCGGTTTTGATATGCTTGCCCTGATAAAAAACCATCGCTTTCATGAATTCGCAGGGCTTTTCGCATTCAAGTGTTGATATGGGGCCATCCGTTTCTGTGAAGACTTGAAAGGTTCCGTCGCGGGAACCCGAGAACTTAAACATCATCAACTGCTCGGCCACTTGTCCGTTGTTGGCTTCTTCCGCACTGATGGCCCGAGCGTAGCCATATTGATTACCGTCTTTCATGGCATAGTTATGATCCAAAAGCGGAGACTGATTTACCGTTTCCGCCTGCGGAATTGATTCGGCCTGCACTTGCTGTTCCTGCGGCACGTTTTCTTTAGACGGTTGCAAGGCGATGGCGGCAATTCCGCACCATACGATCATCGAGGCGATAAATCCGCCTCCCCATTGAATGATTTTTGATTGTCCAATGTGGCGCATAAAAACAACCCAAACCGCATAGAACACCACGAATAACGCTATAGAGCCATATACCCAGTCCACTGCCTTCTCCTAAGTTAAAAACGGGTAATCTTAGCCGTAAGACTGCATTATCGCTCGATTTATTTTTATGTTGCCGCTGTCTTGGTCTAAGGTGATAACCATTGAGTAGGCATAAAAAAACCCGGACTAAGCCGGGTTTGGTTGAGTATGCGAATCGTTTTTGGTGTCTATTTACGTTATGCACCAACAGGTCTAATCGACGGTTCGATGCCCCTGTCTCGCTTATCCGATTTATTCAGACTGCCGTCTCTATTAAATTTGTACAAATTGCATGACGAAATTCGAATAGCCTTTGTGGTAACTTCAACAATTCTTTGTTGGCTTTCCTCGCCAAGGCTATTTTTTAAAATTACGCGTTGCCCAAGGACTGGGTTATTAAATAGCTGTTTCATTTAAAGCCTCTGTAATAAGCATAACGAGTCGGTCAAGGCGAACCGCCGCCCTAAGCGCGGTTCGCGGTTGGTGTTTTTCAAAGTTATTCATTCTTTTTGGCTTCCTCTGTCGGCGGTTGCCTTACCGTGGCGTTATACACCACGAGCCCACTTATTTAGCAGTTCGTAAGCGGTCTTGTGCTTTTGTTCATGCTCGCGAATTGCCGAATAAATATCGTTCGGCTGTGAGGATTCAATTTTTAATCGAAATTCGTTTGCCTCATTCAAGGCGTCTTCAATATTTTTTGGCATAATGTATAACTCTCTGGTCAAATGTGACGCGCTTTAGCAGCAGCGCGTTGTTCATAATTCATCGTGCGCGCCCTTTGCCACGGCGTTATACATCTTCAATGTAGTGCTTAAGCGCGGCCTTAAAGTGCTCGGTCGGGTCGCCATAACCAAACCCAATATAAGCGCCTACCACGTCATTTAATGCTGCCCAGTTTGTGGCCCTAGATTCAAGGCCTTTAAGCAGAGACTCAAGCTTACGTTTTTCGGCCTTATGTTTTTTGTCTAATGTCATCGCAATTGTTTTCCCTCCCATATCATGTTCTTTCATGCTGTTTTCCTTGCCTCTCTAAGTTGGTTTTCAAGTTTTTGGATCTCCGGCAGCAGGGCCTCATCACCTCCTGCCTCGTACAGGGTCTTAACGCCATTCAGCTGGCTGGTCAGTTTCTGCATCAGCTGGCCTTTTTGGGCGTCTTTGTTGGCTGTCGTGGGCTGGTAGTCGTTATAGCGTTGCTCATGCAGCCAGCCCTGGGCCATCTTGCGTACCTGGCCGGGCTGGATCTGCTTTGAGGCTTCCTTTCTGGCCGCGTCGATGATGAACTGATAAAACTCGTCTGTCGGATCGACCAGCTGGCCCCAGCGCATCGCCGCTTCATTGCGGCCCTGCTTGTGGTTGTACGTGCCCCAGAATTTATCGAAGTAATAAGACTGCCGTGAATCCAGGGCGCGGTAATAATCCATGCCCTGGCGTGGCTGGCTGGGTTCGGCATTGCCGTAGCCCTTGGTAGTCAGCCAGTCCCATAAGCCCTCTGCATAATCCAGAGCCGCCTGCCGCTTGTCATGGGTCGGCAGGCTGCGGGCGATAACGGCTTGGACAAAGCGCTTTTTGCTCATTCGTCATCTTCCTCATCGCCTCGCTTTAATGTCGTGCCAACAAGCGACTTTAAAGCGCCCGTGGCATCGTTTTCGGATGCCTCGGGCTTTTCGGTGACGTTATCTATCGGCAAGGCGTTCAGCGCCTCTTCATAGGTTTCATAATACAGTACTTCGATGGACTCGTTATGCTTTTTGATGTGGGCGATAAAGGCTCCCGGTGTGCTGAAATACGGATGGGCATAGTAAAATCTTTCGTGCCATCGGCGCTCTTTACAAAACCTGGCCCCGAACACCTTTTTTTCCCTAGCGATGGTCTTGGCAGACGGCCCCTTGCTTTTCAGGCAAAAAAACTTCCTCGCAATGTCGCCTATCTTGTCCAGGTCGCTCTCCTTGCCGTGCCACATGTCTTTTCCTTTGATCCGGCCATTGACATAAACGGTGATCACCGGCTTCATTTTATCGCGCTGGATAACGGCAGTGATCAGGTAGCCGTCGCAGCGTAAATAGACGCTACCATACACGCCTGATAGGCTGTTCTTTACTTCTTCCCATTGTTGTTTGGTTTGTTTCATCGTTTACCCCTTCGCCATTTCTACGGCGATATAAGCAGCTTCCCAACCGCTAAAAAAATACCAGATACCCCCGCCGTCTTTATATGCTTGGTACGTAGTCCATGCTAAAAACCCGACCATAAAAAACACCTTCATACCTTGATCCTCGTCATCTGTCCGCAATGCTGGCACTTGCAGCGGGTTCGTGTTTCCAGCGTCTTTTTAATGCCCTGGAGTCGTTTGTACTCTTCCGCCCAGCGGGATTCCTCGCGCCCCATACGACTGAGCATCATCACCGGGTTCAGCTTCTCGCCGCAGTCTCCGCACTCTACGGTGCTTAATTGCACATCGACTAAGATTGCCCTATGAGCGCAGGATTCCACGAGTCTCTTGCTTCTAACATCTGAGATATTTATCACCTTGGCAAGCATTAGCTTTGTCTCTATTGGCGTCATTGGCTTTCCTCCTCGCGCTTTTTCGCATCTTTGACCAAGGCGGCAATAATCCCCGCTAGCTCTGTACCACTACAAAACTCCAGCGCGTCTTTCTTGTACATGCGCTTTGCCATGCTGGCCGCATACGCCCAAGGCCTGCCTGCATCGGCCAGCAGCGCCTCGATCTTGCTCAGCTGCTTGGCATTACCGGCCTTGGTGTCGAGATTGTGCGGACGGCCTTTGTGTTTGCTGGCTTTGAAGCCGACTTTTTTCAGGTGATCAAGCACTTTTGCGCGTGTTTTTTCCGTTAATTCGCTGGCGCTGTTAACACCGGCTACCTGTTTCAGCATGGCGCGATAGGTATCGTCATCCATGCCCAGCTGTTTTTTAGCGATGTGGATCATCGCCAGTTCGCTGTTTTTGTTCTTAGCCATGCGTGGCCCCCTTGTGCTGTTGGCTTGACCGTCTAAACTCGGCCATCCGGGTTTTGTAATATTCCCGCTCGTTGGCTTCGGCTTCCAGCGCCTGCGCCCGTTGCATCAAGCGGTGGTAGGTGTCGCCGGTTGTGCCCGCCGCCTTCCGGTGGCAGGCTGCGGCTTTGCTGCGTAGCTCTTCGATGGTCATAGCGCCTCCCCTCCGCGTCTGCGGATAACGGAACGCGCCGCAATGCGTCGACGCATGTTGTCCAGCTGGCGCTCCTCCGGGTCATAGCGTCCGGTAATGAACGCCATAGCCAGAAGGGGATCAAGCCCTATGATCGGCTTTTCGACCTTTTCCGATTGCGTCCATAGGATCTTGTCGATAGGGTTAAGCGCCACCCATGCCTACACCGCATGCCAGTCGTAAATCAGCGTGCCGCCACGCCCCCGCTTAATAGGGGTAGGGAATTTCAGATGCGGATAGTTGCCGACGATATCGACGATCTTACCCAGGCTGATTTCCAGCCTGGCACAAATATCTTTGCGGGTGACTTCCTCGACCAGTGGCGGGTTTAAATCAAGCACCCGGTCAAGCAGCTGCTCCGGCGTTTCTCTTTGCGCTGCCTGCATCTCACACCCCCGCCAGATCAATCGGCATCTGTTCTAACTTGCCTTGTTTGTTGCGCTCATAGATCCGCAGGTAAGACTTGGTGCTGACCACCTGCATCGAATCGCGCAACGCCTGCATGGCCTGTTGCCATTCCTCATCATCGATATCCAGCTGCATCAATGTGTAGATCCGGCCCAGGCTGATCTTACCTTCGCGGTCGGTCTGGAAAGCGTGCTCGACCAAGGCTTTGATCTCGATGCGGCTGCCTTCCGTCCACCGATGGATGCACGAATCGACCAGCACCTTGGCGGCTTGCAGGCGCTCGTCGAAAATCTTAACGTCGGCCTGCGACAGCTTGACCTGATAGCGCCCGTCATAGCTGCTCAGGGTGATATTGCCCTTGATGCCGCCCAGCTTGACCTGGTATTTCTCGGCCGCCAACTCGGCGAATGCCTGAATGTCGCCGAACACATCGGCCTTGAAGTCGCCCAGCAGGCCGCGCAGGTCGTTGGCCTTGCTGACTATCTCCATCACCAGGTCATTGCGGGTCTTGTCGATGTCGCTGACCAGATCCGCAGGCACCAGATGGCCGCTGCCGTTTTGAAAATAGCCATCGGGGATATTGCTCTCTCTTAAGTTGTTCATGTTCAATCCGTTTTTTTATAAGGTTGCAGGGTGCGGATGCCGCACCCCTTTGTTGTTATTCACCAGTGCCGTATGACTAACGGCAGGGCCGCCACTACTATGAACAGCAGTAACAGCCCGTCCATCAGTGCATTTCCAGCATCGGCTTTAGCCTGTGCCAGATGACCTTGACCCCATCGACACCGGCTGCGTAAGTCCGGTACATCTTGCCGTCCTTGTCGCTGTGCTGGCCGATATAGACCGATTCCAGCTGCCGGGTGGCGATCGTCGCCTTAACGGTGATCGCCGGGTTGTCGCCGAACTGGCCGGTGACGATCTCAAAGCCTATGTCCTTGAGCTTGTTAGCGACCTGGGCGACCAGCTGAACCGGCGCGGGCTTGAGGGGCGTGTTAATCAGCTCGTAGCTTTTCATGGTGCCGATGGCTGATGAATCGGGAGCTGTAGCCTTATTTTGCTCTATCATTTTCTCTCTCCTCGGTGTTCACAAGTCTGGCAGGCATCCCACCAGGCTTGCTTGGATTGGCCCCCGAAAGGGCGTGTAGATGTCGATCGGTTGTTGCACTCCTCGCGCTCGATGGTTCGGCCTGCGTAGGGGCAGGACACCACATTGATATACAGCTTGGCGAACTTCTCCAGAATCCCTTTCGGGTTCGGATAATGCCCAGTGCAAACCATGCGCACCGCGCTGTCCTTGATGCCCAGCGCATCGGCCAGCACCTGGGTGCCGATCTCGTCGCGCTTGGCCTTGAAAGCCGTTAATAGCTCATCCATCAGCCCCTGCCTTAACGACGATCTTGCCGCTGTTCGGGTCGAATACCTGTCCGGTTTTCGCCCTGACGATAGGAGCCTTCGGCCCCAAGTTCTCCCTGACTGTGTAGCGATAGCTGCCGTTGCTGGTCGATTTTCCGTCATCGACCCGCTCAGCCTCCATCACTCCCGCATCGACTAGTTTGTTCAGCCACTTGCGCAGATTGGCGACGGGGTTTTTCTCGACGCCGGTGCAGATCGTGGTCTGTATTTCAACTATGGTCATGCTTCTGTTTTTGCGCAGTACCCACCAGGCGCGGGCGCGTAGTCCGCCGGTTCTGGTGCGTGGTGCTCTTTGCCCTTGTCGCATTAGTTCTCTCCTACTAATGTGACAGTTATTTAGAGCCTTTACGCAATGCCTTCATGGCATCTTCGCAAAGCATCATGCCCTTGACGTCATCCGCCGTTAGTGCGGTCTTGCCCATCGCTGTGGCGAAGTCCTCCAGCGTCCGGCAGGCGTTGGACAGCAATCTGTAGCGGCCTCTGGATTGGGTCAGCGCCAGCTGTGCCACTCCGGCATCGATCTCAACCTCGCACAACTCGCCCAGATACATGATGCAATCGGCCAGTGTTGCCGGGGTAAACTCCACCACCGCGCTGATCCGAGTTGAGATGTGAGCCAGCTTATGCTCGCCGAATCGGTGCTTCTCGCTGGTATGGCAAACCAGTACCAACACACTGCCGACCTGCTCGCAGGTGCGGCGCAAGAACTCGATGCACTCGGCTTTTTTGTTCAGGCCGTGCTGAGCCTCGTCCAAGATGACCATCGGTTTGCGATCGGAAAATGCTTTATTGATGGCCTGTTGCTGCCTGAACATGGTTCCGCCGCTGCAATTCAGCTCATGAGCCAGCAGCTCGCGCAAATAGGTTACGGTCATACCGGGCATGCCCTCTATATAGATGGCGTTGCGGTCAGCGCCGACATGATCCATAGCGCGGCTTTTTCCGCTGCCGGGCTCGCCGTTGACGTTGATGATGCGGCCCTCCTTGGGGGCCTGGCCCTCGACCGCTGCCAGCATGGTCATGAACTGGTTGTAATTACTGGTTTTTACAAAATGTGCTTTCATTGTTATTATTCCTTTCGGTTGGTTGTAAAAATCCGACTGTTACCAGTCAGATGGGGGGTAGGGCGGGGCTAGCCGCCCTTATTCTTTGCTTCCAGAAGCTTCTGGATCATTTCGGTGGTTTCCTGCCGGGTCATGGTCTTTTCTTCTGGTTCCTGCCTGTTAAATCCGCCCTCTATAACCGGGCTTTTTAATGGTTCATCTGCTTCCCTTGGTATCGGTTGAACTCGTACCAATGGCTCGATGACTTCCTGCGGTATGGCTGGGATGCGTTCCAGCACTTCACCGTCAATGATGCCGTAGCGTTCAGCGCGGGCCGCCTCGGCCTTTTCAAGCGCGAGCTTTTCAATGCCGTCGATGCGTTGGTCTTTCAGCTTCTCAACAAACGATTTTTGAAAGCCATCGACCTTGTTGCCATCCCATACCGCCACGCAAATAAACCGACCTTGTAGGTCGCTGATCCAGACGTGATCGGCATGGTGCATGTCATAAGCCACGCGCACCTTGGTCTTCTCGGGCAGTTCAACCAGTTTTTGATTGAAGTAGATGTTATTGATCCAGGTTACTTCGCCTCGCCTTGGCATCCGTTCTACAAAAGGTCGGTACAGGTTAAGTGTCTCGTCCTCAGTTAGCGGGCAGGACCAACTCTCGTCAAAGTTGGCGAAATACACCTCGGCGGGGGGCTTCCCACCCAAGCTGCTGTGCTTATGCTCGTTGTTGTAAGTATCAAAACGCTCCTCGCAGGCGGCCATAAATGCTTGCCATGACGGTACAAAAGTCGGCACTTCTCCCTTGCGCTTGGCGCTGTTAATCGCCGCTGTAACCTTGCGCAATGCGCCGTCATCCATGCCCGTGCCTTGAAAGGTCGGGAACGTCTTGGCTACCGCAATCGCGGTAATGTCCCAAAGCCCCTCGATCAAGCCGCGCCCTTGCGGATTTCCGGGTATGCCGGTTTGGTGCCGAACCCCAAGCCTTGCCAACATTCCGCCCGCTGGGCAGTCGATGGTTTTTGCGGTCTGGCCGGAACCGTTATCCGAGTAATAAATTAACGGTTTGCCATGTTTCAGCATGGCTTGGCCTAGCGCCTCTGATACGGCGATCTGGTTTTCCGACAGGCTGAACGCCCAGCCCACAATGAAGCGGCTAGCCGCGTCGATAATCACCGTGACCTCCGGCGCAAACGCCCGTCCTGTCTCTGGGTGGCGTACCTTGGCTTTAAAAGTATGCCCATCGCCGACCCATACCTCGTTGCTCGATCCAGACCAGTCCCTGCGCACAAATGACTTGAGCGCCGCCATTTCCGAACCCGTGCAGCGGCCCGTCTCCCTGATGATAGGGGGCACTGTCGAAAGCAGTCGGTTAACCGTGTGATAGCTGGGAAACTCGTCCAGCGACAGACTCTGTTCGAGCCAGTTCTTTTTGAACTCCGCATGGGCCTCGGTCAGCTTCGGCTTTTGCGGCTTGCGGTAGCAGGACAAGAACAGATGGAACCACCACACGCTTTGCCAGTCGATCTTGATCCGGGTCTTGGACGGTAAACAGTGGCCGGTTTTGTTCTTCAGTTGCCGCCATTTGCCAACGGTGCTGGCAGAGACCTTGCCGATCCTGTTTGCGTTCAGCTTGTCATTGCAGTGCTGAATCGCATACGCCAGGTCGGGCGCTAAGCTGCCTGCGGCATAGCCGTGTGTTAAATACTCGCAAGCCGCCTCGACAGATCCGGGATAGCTTTCGACAAACTGTAAAATGACTTGCCGGGAGCCGTCTTTTAGGCGCTGTCGGTCGTCGATCCGTGATTCATCTGTGCTTGATAGTCCGCCGCCACTCGCATGTGCCAGATCACTACCAGTCGCCCCCTTGCGGTCAGCTGCCAGCACTCGTTTTTTAGGGTCAGTTGCTGGTGTCTGATCAGTTTCATTCGCTCCAGCACCTTGAGTTGCAGGAACTGCCTCAGTTCTTCCTCCTCCAGCAGTGCCGGGGCATAATAAAGTGGCGCTGCCTGTATTTTTGCCCAGTCTTCCCGCTTTTGATGCCCCCATAGTGGCAGTCTTAATCCCGGTTTTGTTACCGCTTCCATCATGAATTTGACCTGGAACATCGTTAATTTCGTTTCCAGATCCATGATTTCGTTGATCTGCCCCTGGCTCATTTCCTCGGCTATTGCTGGCAGTTGAAGCTGGCGAACTTTCTCCGCTGGTTTGGTGTTGTCCATGATTAACTCCTAAGTTAAATCGGTGTGAAAAAATGGCTTGCTGGATGTCTTTGGGTAAATTTTTCAAGGCGTATAAGCGTTTTTTGTTTTTCCCTGATCCGTTTTCTTCGGTGTATTCCCACCCGCCTTTCTTTGCGGATACTTCGACAGTCCGCTTTGATTTCCCAAGCGCCATCCTTATTTCTTCAAGCGTGGTTGGCCTTTTTATATTGTTCATACGCTGCTCCTAGCCCTTATTGGGTTATGCTTCAGCTCTTTTTTTCTTCGATGCTACCGTCTTCGCTGCCAGTTCTTGCGGCTTCGGCGGCCTTGGCTTGAGCGTTGGCGGTTCTTCGGGTAGACTCTAACGCTCGAAAGCCTTGCGGCTTGCGGGTGCCGTCTTCGTTATAGCGGCTTGGCCAGATCACTTTCGGGTGTACGCCAATGGCATCGGCGATACGCTGCTCGGCAATAGGAAAGCTTGATGTCAGTGCCTTTGACAATGTGCCACCGGCTTTTAAGCCGTGCTCTTCGGCTAATGAGGCAAGGGTATAACCGGCTTTGTTTAAAGCGGCTTTAATATCGGCAGGGTGCCAGTCTTGCGCGGGTGCTTCCGCAGCAACACTGGCATTTTTTTGGTCCTTGTCGTTCATGTCTTGTATATCCTGTCTAGTTAGTAACGAATGAATAGATTAGGATGAAATTTGATACTTGTCAAGACATGATAAGTATTAAATTTCATTTCGCACCGAATGAAATTAGATATTACTATGAAAGCAAATAATTATTATAAATATCATATAGTTAATGGTGCGCAATGTTTCGCATCGTATTTTTCAGGAGTTGCGCACCGGTGCGCAATCGGTGCGCAATGAAAATAAATGAAAGACTTCATCTATTAAGGATGGAATTAGATTTGACTCAACCTGAGGCAGCGGCCAAATTTCATATTCCGTTACCATCTTGGAAGAATTATGAAAAAGGCCCTAGCGAACCGGGATCTGGTGCTTTAACGGGAATGGTGGAGGCTGGAGTCAACATCAACTGGGTGCTGACGGGCGAAGGGGACATGCTGCTGCACGGCGGGTTTAGTCGGCAGGATACGGAAGAAAAGACCATGACGCGGCAGGAAACTCTGGAGATGATCAATCGGCTTAAGGAAGAAAGTGGCGGGGTGCTGAATGGAGACAAGGTACAGCGTCCGCAACGGTCTGGACTGGATATATTTGATGTTGAAGAGAGAAAACCTGCCTACCTAGGGCATTCACAACAGGCTTGTAACGATAGGATGGGGATGAGTGCGGCTAACCTGGGCGATTTCGCCCTAGTGCCGTTTTATGATGTGGAAGCTTCGGCGGGGAATGGCAGTCTTGTCGATCAAGAGCTGCAAAAAAGTGAAATGGCGTTTAGAAAGGATTGGTTGAGTCAAAGAGGCCTGCAAATCAGCAAATGCGTACTGATCAAGGCGAGGGGGGACAGCATGGAGCCGACTATTTTTCACGGTGACATACTTTTAGTAGACACCAGCATCGAATCTATTAAAGACGATGCCATATATATAGTCCAATCGGATCATCACCTGATCGTCAAACGCATCCAGCAGTCCCTGGATGGCTCATTGACTATCATTAGCGATAACGAGAGATATAAAGAGCAAACAATCAGCCCTGAACAGGCCAAAGAAATAAAAATCGCTGGTCGTGTCCGATGGTACGGCCACGAAATTTGAATGGGTGTTATTTCGGCAAAAATTTAACGCCAAATATCTTGCAAATTTTTCTGTTATTTTGAATTTGATGCCAAATATCCCGCAAAACTAAAAAAACGCAAAATACCTTTGAACCCTTGTTCCGTCTGGTTCCGCGTCATTCCGCCTTATCCCGGCTCCGCCTCCAAATATCCCGCTTCTTCACAAAGCATTGCGGTTATTGTGCATCAGCTAAATATTGATGCTATTGAGTAAATGCGGTTATAAACGGATTACATTTAAGAGAAAACAAAAAAGGCCTTACAAAGATAAATCTGTAAGGCCTTGATATTAGTGGTGGGACGTCAGGGATTCGAACCCTGGACCCATGGATTAAGAGTCCACTGCTCTACCA